GGCTCAACTGCTCGATGATCCGGCTGGCCTCGTAGGCGTCCAGTTCATCACCATCATCCAAGCGGATCTTGGCGAACAGGGCCGCATCCACCTCTTCGGCGTTCGGGATAGTCGTCTCCGAGACGCCGCGCCCCAAATGCTTGATGATGATCTTGCGGCGCCGCTGGCGCTCGATCCACTCCTCATCGTTCGGGAAGCGGACCTTGACCGTACGCGCGCCCTCGGCCGAGCGAAGCTGCACGTGGATTTCTTTCTGTGAATCGAACATAACTATCCGATGTTGTCCTGACTGGTTTTGGCCACCGCCGTGAGCAGGCCGTTGGTCGCATCCCACAGCGGCTGGCACTCGACCTCGATGGTGACGATGCCGTCGGTATCGCCGACCACCGCCGTCCGGAAAGCGACCTTGTGGAAGCTCACCTCGAGCGAGTGGTAGTCGCTGCCCGAGATCAGCTCGCCTTGGAGGCTGATCACCGCGGTGCCCGTCGTCTGGTTGCGGAGCTTCGTGAGCTCAGTTGAGCCGTGCTCAAAGCGCGCCGTGAACTTGAGCGAGGCCTCACGGTCACCGAACTCCAGACGCCCGCGAATGGCCGCGCCGTCCTGGATGCCTGAGCCAGGGTAGAAGCCCGAGTCGAGCCTGAGATTATTCTTGAAGCCCAGCTCGAGCGAGACCAGGTTGCGGCTGGTGACGTAGTCCACGCCGTTGATCGTGACCTGAGCGCTGGCGCCGGGCAGCAGATGCTCGGTAGTGCCCGCCGGCAGCGTGATCCCGCTCGGCTCGACGAGCTTGCCCGAGCCGGCGAAGTTGATCGCGATGCGCGAGTTCGCCCGACCCGGCCCCGAGCCGATCGTGATGGTGAAATCCTCGACCACGCAGCCCACCGCCATGCGGTCGAGCACCGCGCTCGCGCCCGGCCGGATCTGCTCGATAAAGGAGAACGCCGGCAGCTCGATGCCGCCCGTGACCGGATCCTGCGGGGTGCACGTGTAGGTGATCGCGGGCGGCGTGCCGCTTTTGACGCGGTTGCCCAACCCGAACACAAACCCCCAGGCGGCGATCTCGCTGGTGAGAAACTTCTCGATCGAGCCGGTCACGTTCCAGTGGGATTTGAAGACTTGCGTGGCGAATTCGTGCCCCTTGCCGAGCTCGGCCGCATCGTTTTCGGTGTTGAGCGTCACGGTCGCAAGCGCGGCGTTGGTCTTGGTCAGGCTCCAGATGTCGCCCGCGGCGTTGGGCGTCGAGAGATCAGTCTGCTTCTTGTAGCCGAAGCCGATCTTGGTTTCACGAATGTTGGCGGGCATCTCAGTCTCCCATCTCGGTGAAGCTCACCGTGACTTCGAAGTAGTCGGTCCCCTGTTCGTCGGTGGCGCGCTGGATAGAGGGCAGATCCATCGGGTGGCAGCGCGGGTGGATGGTGGTGTAGAGCATCTTCAGTGCGCCGCCGGCGGGCACGCCGTTGACGATCAGATCAAACAGCCGGTAGTAGGCCGTAGGCGGGTCACCTTCGAAGGTCTCCCGCGCGCGGAGGTAAAGCGACAGGTTGTGTTTCCAAGCCTCGCCTGCACCGAAGCTGCCCGGCGTGGTNCCCTGCCAGGCGACCAGGATCGAGGGCACAGGCATCTCATAGATCGCCAGCGGCAGGCTGACGCGCTTGGGGTAGAGGTCGTGGTAGGCGAAGATGCGCTCCGGATCGCCTTCCATCTCTACGACCAGCTCCGAGATCGCGCGCAGCTTTTCAACCAGCGCATCGACAAGCTCGGCCGGATTAATCATGATTGTCTCGCTCCGAGGAAGCGCTCCACGATCAGCCGTGGCGTCATCTCACGCAAGATGCGGCGGGCGGCCTCGAGGACGGCGGCGCGGTTGCGCGGCGAGAAGACCAGCCAGGGTTCGCGGCGCATGTTGGCCAGTCCTTTGATGCGTTCCTTGCGCGAGGTGAGCGCGGCCTTGGCTGCGCGCTCGCTCACCGTGCGCACGGAGAGATTGCCGAGCATGCTGCCGGTGAGCGACAGGTCGCGCACCGCGCGCCGCCGGAGGCGTTTGCTCTTGTAGATCGCGTAGCGCTTGGTGAGCGGCTTGGCCGGCGCGTCCGTTGGCCCCAGGCCGCCGGCCAGCCGGTTCTTCACCGCCGCCAGCCCCACCGTTCCGAGCTTGAGCATCTGGAACTGGCGAAAGTTCAGGTGATCCACCCGGATCTGCTTTTTAAACCAAATGCGAACGCTCGGCACGGATCAAAGCGCTCGGTTGAAATGCAGCACCAGCCGGAGGCCGCCCTCAGCGTCAGCTTCGAGATCGACGACCTTGTATATGGAGCCGCCCACGGTGACTTCATCGCCCCGCGCGGGCGGCTCGACGAAGGCCGCCGCCCGCACGAAGAGCAGCGCGTAGACGCCCGGCGCTGCATCCTCCGGCCGCGCGCCCGCCTCCAGAATGCCGACGACCGTGAACGGATCGCCGGCCTGCGGCGTGCAGGTGACCTCGCGGCCGAAGGCCGCCAGGACCTGCTCATTCAGCTTGTTCACCAGCGACCCCCAATCAGCCATGCCTCAGGCCTTGGTCGCTTTGACCAGAATCTCGGGCCGGTGGCAGATGGGCAAGGGATTGGATTGCGAGTGCAGGTCCGTACCGCGCCCGAACTTGCGCGGCTCCTGCTTGGCGTAGAGCGCGAGGCCCAGCGTGTTCGCCGTCTCGTTGAAGTCCGCCGGGGCGAAGTAAGTGCGGAAGGTGGTGGCCGTGCCCAGCGGGAAGAAGTGCGCCTCATCGTCGGCGATGAACTTGCGCACCGTGCCCGCCGGATCGGTGGCCTGGCCCCGGTACTCCTCGAACGTCACCCCGCCGAAGGTGAAGCCCGTGCGGTTGTCCGAGAACAGCACCAGGCCCTCGCGCCAGCGCTGGTAAGCTTCCTTGACCTTGGGATGCGTGGTCAGCGCGTCGAAGAAGCCCGGCGAGCACAGGCACATCACGCCGGTCATGAACTCGCCTTTGAGGTTATCCTCGATGTGCCGGCGGACCTCGAGGACCTTGAGCAGCACCTCGGTCGAGGCAGTGGTCAGGGCGAAGTTNACCACCTTGGGCGTGATCTCGAACTCGCTGTAGAGGTCGTAGAGGGTCGAGCCGTCGGCGTCCAGGATCACGCCCTTGAGCGCGCCCATGCGCAGGTGCTCGAGTGTGATGGCGTGCTTGGCGCGCATGGTCTGAAGCTTCTGAGCCATGAGATTGGCCAGCGCGTCGATCTCCGTCTCCGAGCCGAAGGCCCGGATGCCCTGGACCTCCTCGGGCAGCACGACATCGTCGTGCGGGATGTGCGGGATCACGAAGCTCCGCACCTTGCGCTTGCCCTGGGTGCCCACCGTGCCGGGCGAGCCCACAGGTCGGGTGGGCAGCAGGTTCAGCACGCCGTTCATCTCCTCGATGATGATGGTGCGGGTGCGCACGCCGAGGGGCGGGAACAGGTTCAACTGCTCCAGGCGCCCGTAGGTGTTGGGGATCTTGTTGATGGCGGCGGTCAGCGCCGCCATGTCGAAAGCGGTGTTATCAAAGGGATTCTGCATCTCTAAGCTCCTTCGCGGACCAGGATGCCCAGGGCCTTCAGTTGCCCCAGGGCGGCGTTCTTCTGCGGACCGGTAATCCCGCCCGGCCACACCAGCCCCTTGTCGGAGCAGATGGCGTGCCGCGCGATGATCACGCCCGGCGTGTCACCGGCGCTCGCATCGACATCCAACAGCAGAACTCCGGCGGCGTTCTCAGAGCCATCGCTGGCCGAAGGCGCCAGTTGGGTGACCTTGCCGCTCGCGGTGATGATGCCGACCACGGTGCCGGTTTTGAGGTTCTGGCCGGAAGCCACCGTGACTTGGTCGCGGCTGTAGAGATTGTCCTCTTCGAACTTCAGCCAGTCGCCCAGGTAGTTGGATTCGGTCTTGGCAGCCATGTCAGTTCACTCCTTTCGCCAGCCGCTCGACGGCCTTGACCACCGGGTTGTTCTCAAGCGGCGGCTTGGCGCTCGTGCCGGTGTCCGGCATGACGTGCGAGCAAATCTCGGCAGCGTCTTCCGCCGCGCGGGCTTCGACGAGAAACTGGCGTGCTTCCGTTGGGGTAGCCCCACGCGCCAGCAGCGCGGTGGCCTTGGCCGGCATGCCGGCCAGAGCGCACAACTCGACGATCTCGCGCGCCTCGGCGTAGCCTTCACGGCGCGCTTCGGCGCGGATCGCTTCCAGATCAATGGTGGGCTCGGACGTTGCGGCCCGAGCCGTTTCCTCGGTCATGGTGTTCTTCCCTCCTCGTGGAATTGAAGTCGGTCTTACGAATGCGGCCAGATCCGCGAGCGCCGTACGCAAGGTGCCCATGCGATCGGCCAAACGGGCGGCTACCGCGTCTGGGCCATACTTCAAAGCGGCGCCCAGCTCTCGAATCGCCTGCTCGCTCAAGCCGCGCCGTCGAGCGACGTCCCGCACGAACAGCCCGTAGAGCCGGGCGACCTCGGCCTCGAGCGTGGCCCGCGCCGCGTCCGAGAGCGGCTCGTTGGGATTGCCATCGGTTTTGCCCTCACCCTCGGCGATGTAGGTGACCTTGACGCCCAGCTTGCGGTTGAACTCGCTCCAGTCCAGATGCTCGGCGTAGACCCCGATCGAGCCGGCGCCGCCCGTGAACTCGGGCACGTAGATTCGCTGGGCCGCGGTCGCAAGCAAGTACGCCGCGCTGAACATGGAGTTGTCCGCCACGGCCCAGAAGGGNTTCNGGCGGGCAAGCTCGGCCAGCGCGGCTGCCGTCTCGAAGGCATTCTCCGAATCCCCGCCCGGCGAGTTCACGCGGAGCAGGACGGCCCGCACCTCAGGATCCGCGATGGCCTGCTCAACCTCATCCAGGATCTGGCCATAGGCCGTGGCGCCGAACATGATGGCATCAAACAGCGACGGCTCATTAGCCAGTAGCCCGGCAATGTCGATGATGGCAACGCCCTCTTGGAGCGCATACGGTTTCCGCATGCCGTAGGCTGAGTCCAGTCTCGTAGCCTCGATCAGCAACGGCTTTGCGCCAAACAAGCGCAACACTTGTTCGCGTCGGGTCATGACTGTTCGCTCTCATCGCCGCCGGGGTCGGTGTCGTAGCTCAAGCCCAGCGCCCGGGCCCGTGCGTTGTCGGCGGCGATCTCGCGGTCGATGGCCTCGGCGTCGTAGCCCTGCTCGCTGACCACCTCGGCGCGGCTCTTGAACCCTGCACGCACCGCCATGATCTGGGCCTTGATGTCCTTTAAGGGATCGACCCAGGCAAAGCCCGGCGGAATCCACTTGGCGTCGTAATAGGGCGCGAGGTCTCCTTGTTTCGGCAGGGCGCCACTCAGCAAGGCCGCCTCGATCCACCGCCGCCACACCGGGCGACAGAACTGGTAGACGATCACCTGGTGCTGGAACTGCTCGCAGCGGCGGCGGAACTCAAGCAGGCCCGCGCGGATCGAGGAGTAGTTGACGCCGGTCAGATCCCCCGTCAACTGCTCGTAGGTGATCCCCATGCCGGCAGCGATCGAGCGCAGTTGCACACGCATGAAGGTCTCGTAGCTCGCGCCCACGTCGGCCGGCGTCGAGAACTTGATGTCTTCGCCCGGTAGCAGCACTTGCAACGTGCCCGGCTCAAGGCCCGCCAACGCCATTCCGCTCTGATCTGTCGCCGTCTCCCCCAGCATCTGGTCCTCGGGGGCGTTCTTGAGCACGAAGCCGGCAAACATGGCGGCGGTCTTCTTGCGCACCAGCTCGGCATCGTCGTACTGGTCGAGTTCATAGAGCTTCACCAGGACCTGCGTGAGCCAGGGCTGGCCGCGCAACTGGCCGGGCCGGATGGGGCGGAACAAGTGCAGCACAGAATCCGCCGGCACACGCACCAGTTCGGTCGAGGCCACCGGGTTGAGCGCATCGAAGGGATGCTCGCGGTAGAGCCAGTAAGCCACGCGCCGCCCGATCCGGTCGAACTCGATCCCGGCCCGAATGTAGTTGCCGTTCTCGAGCTTTCTCGTCTCGCCCGTCGGCAGGTGCTCGGCTTCGAGCAACTGGAGCTGCAAGGGGACCGTCAGGCCGTCTTTGGGCAGGCGCGGCCGCAGGCGGATCAAGCACTCGCCGGCCTCCATCACCGCGCGGCAGGCCAGCGCTTGAAGGCCGTAGAAATCGGTCAGCCCGCTCGCGTCGGCCTCGTCGGTCCAGCGCAGCCACAGCTCCTGAATCCGCTCCTTGAGGCGCGCATCCGGATGCATCGACTGCGGCTTGATCCCCGTGCCGATGGAGTTGCCGACGAAAGCGTCCAGTGCATTGGCCGCCCAGGGATTGCGGCGCACCATGTCGCGCGAGCGGGCGCGCAGCGTGTCCAGGTTCCGGAAGACGAGCGTGTTGATGTCGCTGGTGGTGGGCAGCCAGCCGGTGGTGCGGCGCGTCGCCGCCGCGGCCTCGTAATCAGCCGCCGCCCGCCGCCGGGGCATTACCGCTGCCTGAAGCCTCTTCCAGAACCCCACGCCTCAGAATCCTTTCTCCGTCGAGATGCGAATCTGCCGGATCACGGGCTGGCCGCTCGCCTTGGCCAGCTCGGCCTCGGCTGCGGCGATGGCGGCCTTCAGCTCCTCGACCGTGCGGTACTCGATCTCACGATTCTCAAAGCGCACCCGGCGCACGCCGTTAGCCAAGGCGTCGCGCAGGGCCTGAAGCTGCTGTTCGGTGTACATCGCGGCTAAATCATCCGCACCCGCATCTGTTTGAAACAGCGCGAGATCGAGTTGTCAGATTCCACTTGCTTTCCCCAGAGCTTGAGCGATGACTGGAGTCGCTGTGAATCACAGCTACCCCAGGAGGCACATATGAAAAAGCAGGAAGTTCGCCTCGGCGGCATCTACCTCGCCAAGGTCAGCGGCGCGCTCACCCGCGTCCGCATCAACC